GTCTGGGAGAGCGTCTGTTGAAGGAGCAACACCTTCGCTCGCAAAATGGACAATTTCTTGCTGTGTGGATTCAATTTGCTTATCTTGGTTTTCAATTTGAGTATTTGTATTTGTATTTGTTTGAAAGCTAGCAGGTAAATTTCTTAGACGTATCGACTACCTAATCAACAACGTCGCATGGTGGGTTCCTTGGATAATATGGGGCTGCCACTGGACATCCTAGGATATAAGGTTAAATAACCAGTCCAATTACTAAAATAGCAATACTTGTTCTTTGATTAACCACCAAATGTTTATATGAACAAGCAAGATCACATCTTAGCTTTATTTGTGTTTTAATTTATTTAAAACATATATAATTCATCTGCTTGATAGGTAATATCACGCAAATAAGCATTATATGTCAAAATTTGTGGTATAGATGGTAAATCTTTTGCAATTCGTGTGATACCACTCTTTAATTTATTGAATTCATCTTCCCCATGAAATACAATTTCACGAAAAGCCGTTTCAATGTTATTCATTAAAATAATATTTGGATCAATTGTATTACGAGTCCAATTTAACATTTCATATATGACATCGATTTTTAATGGTGCAACCGTACGTTGTAATTCATTACTATATCTAAAACTTCGTTTTAAAAAGAAAATATCTTCCAATGTACGAGATTCAACAATAACACCAGTTTTACCTTCATCAGTATATTCATGTTTCATATCAATCATAATTTCACTGATTTTCTTTTGATTAAAAATATGAATAACCCTATCAGAAATATTTAAACAATTATCATCACCATAAGTTATTAATGAAACATTATTTCTGAAATGTTTCATGGATGACATTTTTGGACAATCACGTTGCATGATTCTAATCCAAGAAACACGCATAATAATAGCATTGTATAAACAATTTATAATAACAGTAAAAGGATTGCCAGAAGGTTGTGAATGAGTCCACATATATACATTATTATCATAAATATGTACGGAATGTACTAAATGTGTCCATAAGCCCAAACAGGTCTTTAACACATCTTTCCCTTCTTCTGTGGAAAAATCATTAAATTGTTCTAACCATTTAACAAAAATTTCCCAAAAAATAGACCATAAAATTTGTGATACCAATGAACCATCAAAATTACCAAAATCACCAGCAACTACATGTTTACCTTTTGATTTTAATCTTTTTGCGATTCTTTCCCAATCCAACGAATATGGATTAGTACCAACGGCAACCTCATTATCAATTCTATTATGCATTAACCATGCTGAAAATGGTAAAAAATATTTTCTAAAAGCAACAACAAAATGTTGTGGACCAGCAGAAAATACACGTGTTTTACCAATGTCAACCTTAGCAATTTCGCGACGTTCATCTTTTAATGTATCAATAAATAATACATTAGTTATTTTTCCATTTTTACAATCATCTAATAATTGATCAACATCTTTACGAAGTTGCATAGCATCTGGTCCAGTAAAATCAAAATCCATACCACTACCCATCCAACGAGTTTTACCAGGACTTCCCTTATTTTCTAAAGAATAAGGAAAACCCGGTGAAGTCGTTCTATTAATAGCACACATGAATTCATCATCTCCTGTTCCACATATAGCCTCTTCATAAGTCAAGATTCTTTGATATTTTTTAATATCTAATTGTGTGTTATATTGACCAAGTGTAACCTGTGCAACATCTTGTGCCGCAGATTTTACCTCTTCTTCCAATAAAACAGCTGTTTCTACTCCGCATTTCTTTAATCCCTTTAATAATGGACTATGTAATACACCATTAATCATTTTTGGTTTTAATAATGCCGGTTTCATAAATGGTTCAGTTAATTTTCCAGAAATACATGATGGCAAAATAGCTGTTTTAACAGCCTGTCCTACCCTTTTATCACATTTACCCAATGGACAAAATAATCCCTCTGGTACATCTGACTTAATAGTAGCATTAACACCAGTTGGCAATTCATAATAAACTTGAGTACTAATATTTTGAATATCAGTATCAATTAAAGCATCACATGCCTCATTTATTGCCTCCTGAGTTAATGGACAAGCAAAACCATATTCTTGTTTTGTTCCAGCAATATGCATTCCAATCAATTTACGTTCAATTCTTTGATTATACAAACCAACTATTGAACCACAATCACCAACTTGTGTTGGAGCATTATATTCATAACAATCCCTTTGTGTATAAGAATCATTACCATAATGGAAACCATCATCTGGATAATATATAGTAATTTCTTTATCAATTGGTCTAATTTGTTGTAACCATTGATAAGTTCTATATGTTTCTCCTTGATTTTCATGGAAAGTTGCCATAGTACCATTAAATTTACCAACTAATTTACCCTGATCACATTTTTTAACAAAATGTTTAATTAAATCACGATGTGGATGACACATCTGACCATGTAAATTAGTTAATACACAATCCCTTAATTCACCATTTGCATGTTTCAATTGAATACAATTATTTGATAATTTAAATTCAACACTATTATTATCAATTAAATGAGATACAGGTATCTGAATAATATCCATATAATGTGATTGTGAAAAATATATTATACTTTCGGGTGCAATTTTACGCGCATACAAAGCTCTGAAAAAATGATATGGCATCAACATTGACCATCCGCGAACGAATGTACAATTACCTAAAACATGACGTACACCATTACGTTTATAAGATAAACGATATGTATTTTTTTGTAATACGTCAGTTACTAGCGAATGAGCCACTTCATCTGAACATCCCTGTGTTTCTACAACTTCTAATAATTCACTATCCATCATCTCAACACGTTTTAATGCAGCCTTTGCAGTTTTAACATCACCAGATGTACCAACTTCAACTCTTACATTAGATTGTTTATTTGTTTTCATATCACCAGATACTCCAACTTCAACAATTCTACGTGCCGCCTTTGATGTTTTTGAATCACCAGAAGATCCTACTTCAACTTTAATGTCATCATTAAAACTATTTTGAAACCATTGATACATAGAAAATGCAGATAAAGCTATACTGACAAATCCCAATAATGATAAATATGGATGTTTCTTTACAATCTTGAAAATTTCTGCTCGAAGGCCATCTAAATAATTGCGAACAGTAGTTAAAACTGAATTCATACGTTCCTTAAATGTATCCCATTTAGTTGGTTTTACCTGTTGTTTATATAACAAATAAGCATCATATTTTTGTTCATCTTGTAAATAAGCATCTTCTATATCAATTAAAGTTTCTCCACGACAAAAACGATCACATAAATCCTGTGTAAAATATTCTTCATCATAATTAATAGTATCATAAAATTCATCACCCATTTGTGTAACAATATCGCGTGTTGCATATTCTTCTAAAAATTTTAATTTATTAACTGAATTATTTTTCTTCGATAACCATTCATCACACATCAATTTTGAAAATTGTTCATAAGTAATTGGATCACCAATTTCATTCCATTGTACCTCACTGGAAGTATCCCTTTGTATTCTTTGAAATTCATAAACACTTAAATCAATTGCAACATTAGGATCCAATTTAGATTTATCCAATTTACGATATGACCGCCCAGAATTACCAATCTTTTGAATAATAGACTTATTCACAACCGGTTGTACTCTAAAAGCAAATTCACCAAGACGATTATAAAAAGCGTCGGGAAAAGTAATAGATTCCAGTTTAACGTTCATATCATTAGTAGTATAAATCATAACCTCAGCAGATGAAAATGTATTTTTATCATGTAATGCCGCCATATGTAAATGTTGCGGAAATGTATTACAAGAACGAATAACTTCAAAAATTTCAGGATTTGGTGCAGTTTTATCATCTTTCATTTGAAAAGCATCATCATAAATAACAATTTTCTGATTTTTATAACCATCCCAATATTCAGTTTCAACCTGTCTACCATAAACCTGGTTATGAAAATCTTTCTTACTCATCAAACCCATAGTTCTCAACATATCTATACAAAATGGATAAATCATCTCTGTTTTACCAACACCAGATTCACCAACCAACCATAAACATACTGGCCGCATTCTTGGACCACCACCCTTAACTGGAGACATTGAAACATATTCATGTAATGCACGAGCCGGTATTAATGTAGTTGTAATTAATCGAGAAATATCACGATCTGTAGATAATAAAGTATCAGATTGATATTTTAAACCTTTTGTATATAAATCCTGTACTTTATTAGCAATCTCAATATCAGTATCAATTTTATTACGTTCATCTAGATCCAAATAGAATCTTACTTCTTTTGCCCACGCATAAATTTCTTCATATAAGCCATTAGCTCTACGTAATTCATCACGTGTTTTACCAAGAACCATCATTTTAAGTTGATCATTGGCAATATTAAAATATTCTGAACACCAATCATAAATTTTTGATACCCCATTAACTGCCTTTGGAATTCTATCTAAACGAGTTAAATAAGAATCCCAATCTTGTTTACCAGGAATTTTCTTAATGCAAATAAATGCCATAAAAGCAAAAATCAATTTACCACAAGTGGCAAAATAAGGATGATATATAACATCTTCTTGTGATACCTGAGTTTCTACACGATTAAATTTATCTTTTAATTCCATAACTAAATCAATAATTGTTTTA